CTACTATTTTGAAACGTACTTCTACTTGGTTGAGACCCGACAGTTGCTTGACTTGCGTGAAAATTGCTTCCGCTTTTATCTCTCCATTGACTAACGCTTGTTCCAGAGCTATAACTGAATGTGGTATCATCCGCCGCATCTAACCATAAATTCAATCCATTTTTAACTGGCAAATCAGTTGGATATGATTTATTATTTGATGTGTCTAAATACATCAATAAACCATCTGTTGCTATTTTGGAAGAGTATGTTAATGACATATTATTTTATCCACCACCAGAGTTTAGTTCCACTATTGTTTGCAGTTGTCACTGCTGAAGTCACTGTACTAGTATAAGCTGCCCAAACTACATTATCATCATATCCTACTTTAGCAGCTACATTTACATCACGATCTTGGCCGGTGTAGTTATCGCTTGTTGTTGAAATTCCAATTGCTAAACTTCCATCAAGATCTGGAGCGCCTGTATTCGCTTCAAAATCTGCGCCTCTTCCCATTTTGTAAGTACCAAATGGTTTACCGGGATATAATAAAGCTTCATGAAACCGGCAAAGGCCAACCGCTGGGGCGTCAGTTATTCCAGTGTTGCTCACATCTCCTGTTGCACTTACTCCATAATCACTGTAACCATTGTATTTATGAAAAGCATTCTTGACTGAGAATTTTAAATTATAACTTAAATCAAAAGACTTTAAAGCCGCTCTAGTAACTCCAATATTATTTCCATAACTACTATAATGTTGAGTTCTACTTGGATCTGGACCCCAAACTTCTTTCCATCTTACTTTATTTGTCCATTGATAGTACCAATCTGCGCTTGCGTTGCTGGTAACAGTCGTAGCAGCAGAAGAAGCTAATACTCTAAAGTGATTTATTCTCATATTCCCAAAATTAGCAGAAACGCAATTCAATGCAGTAGTGCTAAAAACCGAGTCAGAGCTATTTGCTGTCAATGACCATTGATAATCAGTATCCCAGCTTCCAACAAGCATCCACCCTGTTTGGCCATATTCATCTCTTGTGGTCATATCACAATATACTTGTTTTACACCATTCGAAGTAATAATATAATAAAGACCACTAGCGACATCTCCTCGTTTTCTTACAATATCTATAGCTGAGTAAGCTGGATTAGTTATTACAGATCCATAATTTGAATAACGAGAATTCTTTAAAACGTAAACATTTTTACTAACTAAGTAATCATTAGATATTTCATTTGCGGATAAAGCTCTTTGATAAATTTTTACCTCTTGTATTTTACCGTGCAAAAGAGAAAGTCCACAATTATTTTGAATGTAACCAAGATTTATATTCCCCTGCCAAAAGAAAGAGTTATTCGTCAATGCATAAGAAGTATTAGCCAGAACTCCATTTAGGTAAATTTTAATTATGAAAGCTGTATAAGTTATTGTTATGTGAGTCCATTCATTTCTATTTATAGTAGTTGTAGCGGAAGTCCCAGTCGCCGCAGAAGAGTGGATATTATCTGCTGTTGAAGCTATTCCGGCGACTAAACTCGTCGTACTTGAAGTAGCAGATGCAGAAGTTAAATAAACCCATAATCCTAGATAATAAGCAGTTCCTGTTCCCGGTAATTCAAAAAGAACTGAAGGCTTATGACCGCAAGCATTTAATGGATAATTACTAGAATTTGCTTTTACCCAAAATTGCAAAGTAAAATCATATCTATTATCAATAACTGCTCCTCCTGAATTTTGAGCAGCAGTTATATTAAAGGCACTTGAAGCAATTCCATCAAATAGTGGGCCTTCATCATCAAACTCTAGCGAAGTTAAATCTGCACTTTTACCATTCCCAGTTAAATCAATCAATCCTCCTCCTCCAGAAGTTGCATTTGTCCTTGCAGTGCTATTAAATGGAGTTACAAAATCAGCTTCTTCAAATTTAAAATTAGCAATATAAACATCTCCTTTTGGGGTTGAATCATCCCCTGCTGGCTTAGTATAAGTACCTCTAAAATAACTATAACTATCAACTGGCACATTTGTACATAGTATAGAATATCCAAAAGTCCATTTTCCAGCAATACTATTGTCAAAAGTAGTGGTCATTTCTGTTGATACCCCATTATACTCACCAGATCCTCCTCTTGGAGTACCGAAAATTCTAGTGCCAGAGAAAGTAACGCTATCTGCCGAAGTTTGATAATACCAAAAACTAATTACATAAGTCTTTCCATAAGCTATGCTAAAATCAGAAGCATATCCCCAATAATTATTTCCATTAATCAATTTATAAACGTCACCTTCTAGCTTAAACGGGAGTCTTCCTGCTCTTGGATAAGAAGTAACCTTTGTCCATCTACCTCCATTAAATCCTAAATAAACTCCATTTGCTAAATTGATACTGTTTTTACCACGAAAACTTTTAGGATCATTTATGTTGTAATATAAATTTAATCCTGTTTTTGAAATTTGTAGCCCTTTATTTACTGTACTCATATTTTATATTCCATAAGTTTTACGGGTTGCATTGAAATTTTGAGATACTTCTGCGGCAGTTAATAGTCTACTGTATATTTTAAAATTGGATATTTGACCATTAAAATCATAAGCTGTATTTGTCGTTTGTCTTCCTATTCTTCTATCATTTCCAGAATTAGGAGTTGCATTTTTAGCTGCAAATCCTGTTCCTGTAGATGACAAAGATCCGTTTACATAAAAATAAACATAATCTCCGTCTCTTACGAATCCTATATAATTCCAAGATCCATTTGTTACATTCACAGTATTATTATGAGGTAAATCACCAATCCATACTCTGCACCCACCATTACTTGGTTGAGTTAAAAATTGAACACCTAAAGTTCCTGCGGCATTCATGTTATTGAAAATATTTCCAAAATTAGCCGTAGCAGAAGAGTTTATCCAAGTAAATATAGAAAAATTATTAAGATTAAAATCTAAAAATGTAGAAGCTGGTAAATCAATGTAATTAGCAGAACCACCAAATGTATATCCACTACTATTAAAACTAACATTTGTTAAATCTGCATTAACATTATTTCCACTAATATCCAACAAACCACCACCACCAGCAACTGTATTTGTGGTCCGAGAACCATTTACAAATGCGCTCTGATATTCTCTTTGCTCTAACTGCATTTTTTCTACATAAAAGGTATCTCCTATGGTTGGGCCGCTCCATAAAATGCCTACTTTTATGCTTGTGCAACCGGCAGGAACAGTAAATTTATTTACACACCATCCTTCAGTTCCTCCTAAAGCTGCTGCTCCTTGAGCAGTCCAAATTATATCTGTGCCATTGTTTACATTATAAACATATAAATAAGCTTCAGATCCACTTCTATAAGCATACGCACTTAAAGTATAAACCGTTGAAGCGGTAACTGCAATTGCATCAGATAAAATTCCGGGCGTACTCGACCCTTGATTACTCACTGCTTTTAAATAAGTTTTTGCTCCGACAGTTAAAGTTGAAAGAGTTACGTTTGCATTGTTGACCCAATTTGATGTGGATGTAAAATCTGGATTGGATATTAAATTAGTAGTAGTCTCTCCTCTATTAGATAAATTAGTTAAGATATCATAAACTACTGGATTAGTAACATAAGTTTTTTGTTCTATTTGAAATTTAGCAATGTACATTGCCCCGCTAGTTAATCGGTCATTATATATATACCAATTAGAAAAATATTTTGCGCTGGAACTAATTGCTCCATTATTAACTATTGCGACTACTCTTATCCATTTGTTTAAATTAGCTGTATTCGAAGACCAGTTATTGTCTAACACCCCATTAACATAAGAACTCCATCCATAACTTGTAAGAACTGATCCTATTGATCCATTTCCGCCTGAATTGTTTACATTTATATAACCACCTAATCCTCCATTGTATCCTGTATAAATTTGAGTTAAATGAGCATAAAAAGAAAAAATAAGATAAGTTCCCGCTATAGGAATACTTGTCCCTCCCGTTAATCCTCCATTATTATTATATAACGAACCATTATTAGAAAAAGCAGGATTTGTGACTAAGTGATAGAGGACTCCTCCATTTGGAAAATTTTTAAAATAATTGCCTACACTTAAATCTTCTGAAAAAGAAGGATATGTCGTAGCAACAGTAAGAGAGCCTCCTTGAGCGCCAATAGAAACAGTATTAGCTAGGTTTGAAGTAGCTTCGCCACGAAAACTTTTAGAGAATTCACGGTTATAATATAACTGTAAATCTTTTTTAACTACTCCTCTATTACCATGTTGAATACTCATATTTTTTCCTCTACAATTAATTTAGGAACATCTTTTCTTTCAGCAGTAAAGTCCCAATAAAATTCAATATCTTTACATTTTTCATACCAAGGTTTATCATACTTAACAGTAAATTTATTATCGTCTATAATTATATTTTCTATATAAAGTATTTTTGCGCATTTTATAACTGTCAATTGTATATTAACCGTTTCTTCGTCTATTAAAGATTTTACATAATCAGGAAGAAATATTTCGGCGCGATTTCCTTTTGTTTTTCCTTTGCCAGTTAATCTTACTCCATGATATGGAGACTCAAGAGATCCGTATACTAAATCATGTTCTAATTTAGTTGGATGAGGTATTCTAAATGATTTTGTTGTTGCTGAAAATGCGCCAGTACTTGGATTATATCTAATTTTTGTGCTAGCTTTTAATGGAGTATTACCAGTAATATTCGCGCCAAAATATAAATAATACGATGAAGCTGTTGAATCATCAGTTGCTATAGTTACATTTGAAGCGTTTGTTATTGCGCTAGATCCAATAATTGTTGCAATATTCGCGCCACTTAATTCTTCAACAATACCAGCGCTATTAGCTATTCTTCCTAAAACTGTATTAGGATTAACATTTTGTATTTTAGCATAAGAAACAATTCCTGTAGGAATATCTGCTGAAACCATTGCCCTAAAAGATGGAGCGGCAGCAGAACCACTAGATGGCCCAGCAAAAATTGTATTTATCGCTGCTGTTGCAACTCCTGTGCCACCATTTGCAACCGCAAGTGTTCCTGTAAACTGCGTTATATCCATTGATGCCAATGCAGCAGCAGTACCGTCAATACTTGAAATACCTGTTAATGCAAAACTTGCGCCACTTGCTCTATTTATAGCAATCGAAGTTGTTCCAATAAAAAATGTTTGATCTATTGCTGCTGCTAAGATATCACTTCTAACTTCTGCGGCAGTTCTTGAAACTAATATGCCCGTTGCGTTAGTAGTTAAGAATATTGTACCGGCAGACCCAGAAGCTGATATGCTGCGAATTCTAACAGTTCCATTTACATCTAATTTAGCAGTAGTAGTTGTATCTCCAATTCCTACATTTCCATTTCCATGAGGAGATAAAATTATGTTGCCATTTGCACCATTTGTCGCTAAAGTTAAACTATCAATACTAGTGCGGATAGTTTGTGCGCCATTTGATTCTAAAACTCCTGCGCTAGTTATTTTCCATTTTTCAGTATCATTTATGACAAATATTAATGGATGATTTGTCACCATACCAACATAACCAGCGCCACCAGAAGAAGCGTTTATATTAAATTTTACAACATCGTTATAATTTAATAAAGCTATAGCTGAACCTGTAGTTTTCTTTATTTCTAATAATTGAGATGGATTATTTGTTCCTATACCTACATTACCTTGGACAATCAATCCATTAGTTGGCGCTGATACATTATAAGTTGAATCTCCAATGCTCGCCGACCCAATTACACTTAATTTATTTATTGGGCTATTTGCGCCTAAACCAACTTTATTATTAATTACTACAAAATCATTTTGTCCATATTGTCCAGCAACAATTCTGTCGTCTGCAAACACTTCAAGCACGGGAAGTCCCGCGCTGTTATTTACACTCATCAAACTATCACTGAGATCATCAACAACGCTAAACAATGTTCCATTTGTGCCATCTGTTCTAAGTAAAGTTGCGCCTGAAGTAGTTGAATTAACATGAAGCTTGGCTAATGGACTTGTTATTCCAATTCCCATATCTCCTTCTACAATTAATCCATTTGTTGGCGCAGCTATATTATAATTACTACCAACGCTAACTGACCCTGAAACTGATAATTTATTTGCAGAAACAGGATTTGTTACACCAATACCAACGGCCCCATCTCCCTGCATTGTCATTACGAACTGAGTCCCCAAATCTGCCGCAGCATCTGTACCGCGCTTCCAAACATAAAAATCAATATTATTTCCAACAATCCCAGATATTGGGGCTAATGGATTGTGCCTTGTTCTTATTGAATGTCTATAATTAGTTGTATTAGCATGTCCAAATGCAATTTGAACTGAATCAGTTTGATTGTAAGCATCGCCGCTTCTTAATAACAATGAATACCCACTAGTAGCACTTCCTGCAACGTCTAATTTAGCAGTAGGACCTGTTACTCCAATTCCTACGTTTCCTTCGACAATTAATCCATTTGTTGTTGCCGCTGTATTATAACCACTACCAATACTAGCTGATCCATTTACATGTAATTTATTATTAGAAGTTAATGATCCCACGCTAACGTTGCCGCCATTTGGATTTAATAATAATGGATAATTTACACCTAAATTAGTTTTATCTGTTGATTGTAGCCAAGCGCCCGCTCCAGCTGCTCTCATGCCAATATCAAGGATAGCATTATCAGTAGTATTACTGAATCTCATCATGGCAATTGAATTAACGCCACTAGCATAAGGATCATCTACGACGCCATATAATTCTAATTTTTGAGCTGGAGTTGTTGTTCCTATACCAACATTACCACCTACTGGTTGCAGAAATAAATTATTTGAATTTGCTGAGTCAAACCTCTGCGACTGAATATAGACATGCCCTTCTGTTGTATATCCAATAGAGCCACCCGTTTGACCATCGAAGCGTGTAAGATTGATTCCATTTCCTGCGGTTCCTAATGCTGGAACACCCGCTTGTCCCGTTGTTCTAACGTCAAGCCTACCATTTGGACTTGTTGTACCTATACCAACATTACCACCTTCTTCAATTCTTAGTTTGACACTTGGAGATGTTGTACCAGTAACCAAACTAATACCATTGTTAAAATCAGTTCTTGGTCCAGCTTGTAAAATTAATTCACCATATGTATTAAGCGGAAATGTACCGCCAGTTCCACTTGTATAAATAAATCCCTGAGCGCCTCCTCCATCGTTGTCAACTGCAAATGTATGGTCGTAGAATGTAGTTCGTGGTGTTATTTGCAATCTTAAAACTCCAAGTATTCTTCCAGTATTTGCAACTTGTAATATTGCTTCAGGACTTGCTGTGCCAATACCAACATTACCATTTAATAATGTATATCCAGTACCAGTTGGAGTTAAAACTACATTTTGATTAGATCCTCCAGCGGTTATTGTTATTCCGCTTGTTCCAGTTATATTTCCAACAGATGTTAAATTTCCGCTTACATCTTGTGTTCCATTAAAAGTTTGCCCCCAAAAAGTATGTGATGTAGATAAACTTGCAGCAGATCCAGATACACTTCCAGTTATAGTGTTTGTAACTGTTAAATTAGCTAAAGTACCAACGCTTGTTAAACTTGAATTAACAACTGAACTTCCTAATGTAGTCGCGCTTAAAACTGCGACGTTATTTATTTTATAAGTTTTACCAGTAACAATATCTAAATTTTCAGAACTCGTCCAAGATGAAGTCGCATTAAGCCAATTAAAAGTTTTATTCGTTGCTCCTTTTAAAGTTATTCCGCCGGTATCAGCGGTAATATCTGTTGCGCCGCTAACACTAAAAACAATACTTCCTGTTATAGCGTGAACAGGGGTTACCGTAAATTGAGTTGCGCTAACTATACTGTCAATAATTGGATTTGTTCCAAAAGCTCCTGTGCCAGTAGTTTTAGTTAACGCTTGACCAACTATTAATCCGCTTGTACTAGTTACGTCAACTATATTACTAGTAGCAGTTATGTTCGAAGTAGAAGATAAAGATGCGATAGCTATTACCGCGCCCAATTCAATATTTTTATCATCAACAGACAATGTGCTTGAATTAATGGTGATTGTAGTCCCGTTGACGGTTAAATCACCAGATACAATGACACTATCTTTAAAAGTTTTATTTCCAGCGAAAGTTTGAGGGCCAATAGAAACTCCACCAGCAAGAGTATCAGAAGCGTTTTGTAAACCAATGCTAATAGCAGTAGATCCATTATAACTAGTTCCAGTTAATGGAGAACTAATAGTTAATGCATTTGTAACCGAACCAGCAGTTGTAGCGCTTCCAACGCTTAACGTAGATTGACTTGCCCAAGTTGGCGCACCAGCAGCACCAGAAAGCAAAACTTGACTTAATGATCCAGCCGCGCTAAATAATGTCGTATTCGCGCCTGATTGATATGGAATTTGTCCAGCTATTCCCCCCTCAAGATTTGTAGCTCTAGATACGGCATTTGTTCCTATAACAGAAACAACTCCTGATCCACCTAATATTTCTACAGGTCCAGATGAACCAGTAGTTCTTCCTAAAATACTTGAAGTAGCAATATTTTCTAATTTAGCAATTGTTAACGCCGCATCTGCTATTGAAATTGTAATTGTTTTATCAGCAGAAGCATTTGCTGTAAAAGTAGGAGGCGAATCAATTCCTATTCCTCCAGATCCAGCTAAAGTTAAAGTAGCGTTATTAACTGTAGGAATCTGATCAGTTGTAGCTAGAAGACCAGAAGTTGGAAGAGTTAAACTTGTAGATGCTGTAGTTGTAAAAGCTAAAGAAAAATTTCCAATAGTAGTAAAACTATTTGCTAAAGAAATAGCTTTACCATTTATTTGAATTAACCCAGTTCCTTTAGATATTAAATTTAAACCAATATTTGTATCGTCACCAGTTGCTGAAATTGAAGGAGAAACAGAAGTCGCCGCATTAGTTATTGTTAATTCATTTACAGCGCTTGCAACAGGCGACGGAGATTTAATTAGCTCATTATCGTTTGCGTCGAGAATAGAAGCTAATAGCCGTAAATTTTGAGTCCTAAATGCCTGTGCCATTTTATTATATTACACGTTAAAAGGTTGGAGATGCGATAATTACATCAAGTAAATATCTATCACTTGTTGATATTGGGGCGGAAAACATTATAGTCGCGCTTGTTGTTGTGGGAACTCCGGAAATTATTGTTGCGTATAAGTCTGAATCTATAATTTGCGCGGCAGTTCCAGTCGCTCTAATATTCGGATTTATTATAGGAGTTCCACTTACGGCGTTGTAAGTTATTATTTTATAAGAATCCGCCGCACTTAAAGAATATGATTTAGCATTAAAAGTATATTCAGTAACTGGTTCATATCCACTTATTCTAATCGCTTTAAAATACCCAGTGCCATTTACATTAATATTATATCCTTGAACGTCAATAGCTTGAGAAGGTATTGTTGTTCCAATTCCAATTGAACTTCCGCTTTTTAAATAAAATATACCACTACCTGCTGATCCAGAATTATAATAAACATTTGAGCCGGAATTATAAACGTTCGTCGAAGTATTTTTATAATACGAAGTTCCTTCTACATCAATATACGCGCCAGTTTTTATTCCTAAATAAGAATTATCATCAAACAACCCATAAGATCCACTATTGAAATCAACGTGAGAAAATGCGTAAACTCCTTGATAAGCTCCATTTTTAAATAAAAATTCATTTGATCCCGATAAATATAAATCATTAGAAAACACTCCGCTGCCGCTGAAATTAAATAAACTCGACGAGTTGAGATTTAAAGTTTGATTTACGATGAAATTTTCAGCTTCACCAGTTCTATTAATTTTTGTATATCCAGAAAGATTAGTGTCTGTTAAAAAATCTTGTTTAGATCCAGAAAAAATAACTGCTCCAGAAGTAAAATTAACTCCGCTGTTTAAATTAACATTTCCGCTAAAATTACTTTGTCCAGCAGTATAAACAGTTCCAGTAAAATTTGAAGTTCCTGAAAATTTATTATTTCCTATAAAATAATTTATCGTCGTACTGCCAGCACTAGTTCCAAATGTATTATCTCCTAATAAATTAACCACGCCGTTAAAAGTAGAAGCGCTATTTCCTACGGTTAAAGTATTATTAACAACTACCGCGCTATTAAAAGTAGCAGTATCAGTAAAAGTAGTTGGATCATTAAATACTGCCGACCCATCTGAAGTAAAAACCCCAGAAACAGTTAAATTCTTTTCAAAATATCCCGTTTTAAATGTCGAGATTCCTGAAACCAAAGAATCGCCACTAATAATTAAATTTTTATACCCAGTTATATTTCCAGAGAATTTCGCGCCTGAATAAAATAAAGCTTCTTGTATAAAAGTGACATCATTAGCAAAGCTAGTATCGCCGCTGAAATTTGCTTGCCCAGTAACAAATAAATCTTTATATATAGATACAGAATTCGCGCCAGTTACGCCAACACCTAAAAACCCCGTAACGTAACTTCCAATTTGTTCGACTTTTATCTGCTTAAGACCTATTAAACTCTGCGGCATAAATTAAATTACACTATATATATGGAAAAAGGCCATCATTTCTGACGGCCTTTTACTTTTTGTTTTATTATTTTTGTTATCGACCTTCAGCGAGTATCTTTAAAACTTCTCTTGAAATCTTTGGGTCAGAAGCTTTTGTTTCAACAGGTCTTTTATATCCATTAACATGCTTTCTAAATTCCGACATCAAAGTCCTCTTTAGAAGCGAAGTATTGTCGATTGGCACCAGTCCAATCTTCGAAGCATGACTCCAAAGATCAGTTTTATTCATTTCGTTAATCTTATCTGAGTATGCATCCTCATTTAAAGTTCCGTATTTAGTTAAACCTTCATCTCCCCAAACTTGATCTAACGTGGAAGGCACAAACTTTTCTTCCATACCATGAGATTGAGATAATTCTTCTATCTTTTTCTTCTTAGCCATACACTTATTATAGAATCTTTATATTTATAAACAAAAAAAATCGGGAAGGATTTCTCCTCCCCGATTATGAAAAACTAACTATTAGGCATCAACTAGTGAGATACCAACGATAGCGCGGGCATCCAAGCATATGCGGCCTTCCTCGATGAATCCGTAGAAGCCGGTCTTATCAACTCTGTTATTGTTGAATTGATCGTCTGGGATAGCAGTGAATGTGCCGCCGCTCTCAGCTTGACGAGCGACAGGACGAATGAATGCACCCTTGCTGTTGTCGATACCAATAATAACTTCATCAGCAGAAGCAGAGAAGTCAGCATTTCCAGCGACATTTCCAAGGTTGTTTGAAGCAGCTAGGAATGTGCCAAACAATGTGTTGTACTTCTTACTAACACCAAGTTCAAGAAGCTCAGTGAGGTTAATCCCGAAGATTGAACCAGCACCAGCGGCGCGATAGATTTCCTCGCGAACACCTTCAGGCAATTGAGGAGCAGAAGCACCTGTTACCAATGGGGTGAAGGAGAAAGCGCGGATACGTTGCATAACCTCTGGGGAGAGGTATAGATCAGTTACGCCCTTACTGAATGGAGCGGCAGGAGTACCGCCATCATAGTCTGAATTGATGCGCTTCATGCGGGTCATAAGAGCGTTCAAGTCAGTTAGTCCGAATGTAGTTGTAGCACTTGTAATAACGTGCTTTAGAGCGGAACTACCTTTTGGAGTAGTAGAAGCGGTAGCGAGAGCCTTCAAAAGAACGGCCCAAGCATTACGCTCTTGCTTAACTAGAACTTCGTTAGACATACGCTCTACAGCCTTGCTAACTATATCTAGACGTGAACGGCGAGCATAACGCTTGTTGAAGCTAACAGCGCTATCCAAACGATAAGTTGCGAACTTAACTTCTCCGCCGCCAGTTACTTCTGAGGTTGGAAGACCACCGGCTGTGTTTTGAGCATAGACAGTGATATAACCAGAATTCTCATTGTAATAGAGATCGAGTGGGTATGAAGGACTATCATCTTCATCATACTCAGCATCGGTATAAACAGTGCTGGCAGTACCAGCCTTGTATAGAAGTTGTTGAACGACAGGTCCGAGGAAAGCCGCGAAAGCTTCTTGAGCCTCTCTAGCAACAATAGAGTTACGAGAACCCATAGCCTTGATTAACTCAACTTGCTCGGGTGTATTTTTTAGTTTAATTTTCATATATTGAATTCCTTAAATTAATTTTTAACTTATTAATTAAGCGACAGATGTTTCAAGGAATGAGGTGAAGTTTAGGAGAGCTAGAGTGCAGCCATTTGCATCAGCAGCACCCAAACAGATGCCGACTTGCTTGGCTCCACTTACGGTTCCGATTGAAAGATTACCAGCACCAGAGGTGTGAATCTTTGAACCAGCGGCAGGAGTTCCATTGATTCCGCTCAAAAGGAACATTCCCTTTGTGGCGATAGGAACAGTTTGTCCAGGAATTACAGCGCCAATTTCAGCAGCTTTACGAGGATTAAACTTGAGAGCTTCGCCATTTTCGTCAAGATTCTTAATGTCTTGAAGAAGAATTCCAATTGGGACATCAGTTTGTCCACAAAGAGTAACAGTGGCAGGAACGTTAAATCTTGGGGAAGTGACGTTACCGAAAGAAGCTCCGATTTCAGAATCTAGAGTCAACTCATCGGTTGCCTTCCAGCCTGATTCGATCTTAACTACAATGCCTTTAGAGGCAATAGTAGCAGTGGTTAGGTCTGCGGTGCTATATCCAAATAGCCCGAGAACATCGGATTCGTTTACTTGTCTAAATGGTCTTAGTGTAGCCATATTTTTTCCTTATATATATTTTGTTTGTTTGTTATAGTTGGATATCAAATCCTTCTACGCTAAAAGCCTTCTTGTATTTATCAACAAGACTCTCAGAAGCTTGACTAGAGTTGGGAATAGCGTTGTCAGTAACGACAGCGTTATCGATGGCATTTTCAACTGCATCCTTAACTTCGGAAGCATTTGCGGAAGCCATTACTTTACCCTTTTCCGTTACCTCTTGCACTACTGGAGCGGGCTTTTTGCCCTTTAGTAGCACATTCATTTTCTTCTTGTAGCCAGCGAAAGCGTCTTCGCTCATTTCGGAGATGTCTCCAGCGATAATTTCGCGCTCTTCAGAAGAAAGCTCAAACTCACCATCAAAACCAGTCATTCTTTGATTAAAGAGTTCTTGCTTTGCTTTAGCTTCATTTTCCTTTTGGATTTCAGCTAAAACTTGATTTACTTTTTCATATTCAGCCTTCAACGCCTCAAGATCCTTGGACAGTAATTCGGCCTTTTCGATAGAAGCTTTAACAGCCTCTTGTGATTGGTTCTTCTCTACTTCAAATTGATCTGAGGCTTTTTTAATTTCCTCAGTAATGAAATCAGAGATAACTGACGCGGAAACCTGTTTTAGGTTTTCGTCAGTAATATCAGAAATGCTATTAATCTTCATAACTTTATTATTATTATCTACAGTATTTTTATTATTTTGTGAAATATCTTTTTGTTCTGTCGCCTCAGAAGCTCCGACTTTTACGTCTTGTTCAGACTTAATAGTTAGAATTCCTTTGACATCAGCGGCAGGAGTTTCGGTTATCCCGACTCCAAGAGGAACAACTTTATCAATAATTTTGCGGTATATTTTTTTACCGCCATCTGTCATTCCACTACCGCCGAAAGCTTTTAAATAACCTTTATATTTTTCGACTTGATCTGGATCAGAAATAACTTCCGCAGAAGCTATATTCTTTTCATTATTATCAAGTAATATAAGGTTATAATTAGAAAATCCTAATTCCCAAGAAGTAGAAATAGATAGATAATCTTCACTTGAAGGATCTGAAGAATTTTCTACTAATTTAGTAATTCTGGGATTAACGACTTTCCACAACACGCCGCCAAGAGTAATATTAAATGGGCCGTCCATTTTAGAAACTTCTTCTTCAGTTAATGGGCGATCTGTGCCAAATTCGCTAAAACCAGCTTTTAAAATCGTGCCAATAACTTTTTCTCTGTTATGTTCGATATTAATTGGTTTATTTATAAAGTTTTTATAAATGTCAACGGCTGTTGCAGTGTCAATAACGTCATTGTTTCTATTAACTCTGTTAGCAACACACGCGTTAAATGCGATTGGTAAAAGATCAATATTTGTTGCTGAATCTACATCAGGAACAAACGCGCCGATCTTTTCTAAACTTGCAATAGCTAAATTAAAATCAAATTCTTCTGAATGAAGAGTTTTAATCTCGGAGCTAAAAATTGATTGAAATGGAAAGTCATTCATATTATTTTGTAATTTAATTACCATTGAACTTGATCGTATCTTTTTTGATACTCTTTTTGGTCTTCTGAAAATCCGTTACCTCCACCATGTTCTTTTTCTTCTGGATTAATTTGCTCAGTAATTTTTTTAAGCTTTTTAAGAACTTCTGGGGAAAGAGTAGAAGGATTAAATTTTTTAGGATCATATTTTCTCAATTGATCTTTTGTTTTAGTTAATACGTCGCCTACTTTATAAGTAGCGCCATTATTAGTAACTTTATATTTTACTACTTTACCCATTTTATTAGGCAAGTCTTCTACTGATTGAACGATTCCTTCGCTTCCGTAATGATCACAAGAAGGATTAACATTCTTAACCATTGCGCCGTTTTCATAATCGTCTTCCTCATCTTGCATTTTACCATTATCATTAGCATTGGAATATTCATCTTCTTTATTGAACATGACATAATTGTGAATTGTTGTGACGTAGTCTTCTGTAATAGCAATTTTGCCTTGTAGCCATGATTCTGTTAAATTTTCTTTAACATTAGAATCTTCTATATTATTTAATATCGCGGTTACATGAGCTTGTATAGATCTTAAAGATCCAATTGACATTCCAAGAAAATCACCTTTATATTCGTCTAGCTCTTCTGAATCATCTTCTACTTCTTGAGCTTTAGATAAATCAGGCCAAATTTTAAGCAATTCATCTTTATCCCAAAAAGTTTCGCCATCCCAATTTTCTTGATAATTATCTAAAGAACCTTTTGTATATTGAGTAACAGACTTTCCAGATTCCCACATTTTGCATGACCAATAATTAGCTTTCCATTTTGGTCCCGGTTTAGAATCACATTGATGACGAGCGCGATAACTCTTTCGACGAACAGGATCATCACGTTTAATTTCCATGTTAGGGTCGCCAAAGTTAACTTTGACTACATTCCCCTTTTCATTCTTTACATATACAGAAAATTTCTTAGGGCCGTTTGCTGTTCTAAAAGGCTTGTTTAAAGTCTTTTTCTCGTTAGCGGCTAAAGATATTTGATTAGAAAAATCTAATTCTATTTGGTTATTATAGTTCATACCAGAATTTGCTTGAGTTATCTTCTTCGTCTAAATAAAGTTCTTCTACATCTTCAAAATTATAATTCAAATCATATTCTTTTATATCAATTTCAGCTTGAGCAAAATCTATATCTTCTAATTCCCAAGAATCTGATATATCAATAGAAGCTGAACTGCGAGCAACATCAGAATCCGCTTTTCTATAAGAATCTTTAACTGACTTTCCAGCCATCATTCTTAAAAACATATTGACACGCGCCGCAGCCCAACCGCCTCTTGTCATTCCCGGCCTGTGAGAAGAACTAAATGCTCCTGCTCCCCTGCGATAAACTTTTTTTAATTGAGTTAAATTAACTTTTCTAGAATGCTTAGAGTTATGATCTTTTACTTTGTTTTTAAGCATCTCTATAACTTTAGTTGAAAAAGTTATTGCATCACCGCTTGTCCCAGCAGATCCAGGTTTATTTTTAGAAGATCCGCTTTTCTTTTCAGAAGGTTTAGATGGAGTTTGCGCCGCGCTTTTTGGCCCAGATCTTTTAGCTTCTATTTCAATGTCTAGTTTTTCCAATTTCGGCAACACGAAATTTTCTCCAGAAACAATAATATCTTCAGCAGGAAGTTTTATTTCCGGCTTTTTATATTCTATTTCAATGGAATCGTTAAATGCTTCTGAGTTCATTTATTTTTATTATATTACACTAATTTATTAATTATAATTTACTATTTAATAAAATTGAAGCCATAAATGGATCAAGGCCATGCTTAACGGCGATATCATTTATTTCACTTATTCTGCCTGAGTTAGAATCTACTGGATTATTGCAATATTTTTCAACGCTTTCATCCCAAGATGCTACTGATTCATTTGCTATAATAATTTTAGAAATTTCTTCGGCAATTTGTTTTTGATTGTCAGTTAATTTTTTCTTGTTATGCTTTTTCTTCAAAAATCCTTCTACTGAACCTTGAAGTTGTTGGAATTTAAGAATATTTTCTTTAATCTTTATAAAGCTATAAGCGTCTTCTTCAGCTTTAACTTGTTGTTTAATCTTTGTCGTTCCTGCTGGCCTTCCTGCTTCTGGGGCAGATTTAGCTCCGCCAATAATTGGGGCATAAAGCCCTTCATCTCTTAAAGTTTTAGTTGCTCTTTGAGATTCAAGAGAAGCTTCTAAATCTGGAAGAACACCAGTTTCAATTGCCTTGAGGGTCTCTTCTGGAGTAAGAACACCAAGCTCCAAAAGTCTTGTATAAACACGATTTTGAGTTGTGTTATCTTTTAAATTAACTTCTTCAAAATAAGGAATTGGATATCCTCTAAATCCAAGAGCTTTAGATATTCTTTTTATCTCAGGAATCAAAAAGTCATTTAAGAAAGCTTGGCGACCTTGATTTAATCGCGCCAAAAATACATCAATCTTAGCTTCTTGATTAGAGAACTTCTCACCTCCGACAAGAATATTATTAAGACCAAGGTTAATGTCGTTGTTAACTGTTTCATATTTTTTAGGATCTAGCAAATCAGCAATTTTAGGAACTACGAATTCAGCTTTTGTAGTATAATCAGCAATAAGAACACGACCAACAGATTCATTTTCAAATAGCTTTTGCATCGACTCTAAATTCTTCTGATTGATGCCGCCCTTTTCAGGTTCAGAACCCATTGTAACCAATAAAATAGCTTGTTGCATTGTACGAGCAATAGCCATATCCATCTTCTTTAACTCAGCTTTAAAGTTAATATCTTCAAGAACTGGATATCCCATAGGCACAGCAAAAGGCTCGTAATCTTGCTTCTTATAAAATACAGACTTGAATCTTTCTGGATTAAGAGCAATTCTTAAAGAACCGATCTTAGAGGTCTTGATAAGATGTTGAGTTTCGGCGTTAAAACTATCGAAAATTTGTTGATCTTCTTCTGTAGTTATAACTCTTAATCTACTCAATTCATATTCGCTAAGAACTTTATAATATTGACCCGTAAGATAAGAAGTGCCGCTAGAAAATTGAATATCTACAGGATTTATAATAACATAACGAACCGGAATTTTAACATTAGAAGCATTTAACGGACCTCTTCCTAATAATTGCACCAATCTATTTGTATCTTCTTCTAGAAGAACACCTTCGAAACGGTAAATAAACACGTTTCCTGAACGATAATATTCTCTAAAAAATCTATCTTGAAAACTCCAAAGATTAATTTTATTAAACAACGCTTGAAAGAAATCTCGCGCTTTTTTTGTTCCTCCTTGGAAATATAAATTGCTAACAGAAAATTCCGTCATCAAATCAATGACGTTTCTAAATTGAGCAAAATTATAATAAGCTTTTTGGCATAATATAGTAGCATCTTTAATATCAATTGTACTTCTATCAGCAAAATTGGTACGAGTATATTTAAATGGCATCAAACCATCATCAATATTTTTAAATTTGTCGGTTCTTTCTATAGATCCAGACTTATTTCTTCTCGTACTTGTGTTAGAAGAAGCTGTTGAAACCATCAAAGGCTCTATTTCTTGAGATTTAAGTTTTGATTTCATTTTATCTGATAGCGAGAACATTATATGTTACACTATTTATAGTTAACTGTTGAACGTACAATTGCCCACTTGGAACAGAACCTGTACCGGGAATAGACCCAAAATCTTGAGTATAGAATCCTGTTTCAATATTAAATTTCGCGCCGCTCTTAACGGTAAAATTAGAATCTTTATATAAAGTTTCTTTTGACCCGCTTTTAATTTCTAAGAATGAGCCGCTGTTTAAATTTATATAAGATTCATTATAATCTGAAACGCCGCTTAATTGAATTATGTCAGAATCTGATAATTGAAGCGAATTTGCTCTAAGCACCAAATCATTTCCAGCTCCAGATATAAAAACATCATTATAAAAAAATGATTGGCCGCTATTAGTTAGTACGGCGCTGCTTGAAAGCCCTAAAGAAGAAGTTATTATAACTGATGATCCAGTTGTATTTCCTAATAAAGAAACATCTCCTGAAAAAGTAGTTTTCGTAGCAAAAGCTTGACCAGTTCCGCTAAAAATAATATTTCCGCTGTTAAACGACACTCCGCTATTGAAATTTGTTACGCCTGAAAAGTAATTTGTTCCTCCATGATAATTAGTTCCAGAAAAATTAGCATTTCCAGAGAAAATATTATTTCCAATTAAATATGTGCTTGTGGTTCCACCTGCGCTTGTTCCAAGACGCACATCGCCTAAAGATTGAAAATTTCCGCTAAAAACCGTATTAACAACTCCAACGCTTAAAGTGTCTGTTACGACTATTGGATCATTAAAAGTGGCTGTAGAATTAAATGTTGCCGCCGCGTCAAACCTAGAAACACCAGAAAAGCCAGCAGCACCAGATATAGTTAATATATCTTCTAAAATAACTGGATTATCGAAAGAAACGTCGTTATCAAACCTAGCAACTCCGCTAATGTTTAAAGTTCCCAGCCCTGTGATATTTCCAGAAACTAACAACCCAGAAGCAATTTGGAAATCTTCTCTAGCATAAGAAGTATCTTTTAAATCAGCCGCTCCGCTCACTGTAAGAGAGTTATTAAATACAGAAGGCTTGGAAGTATATACTGTTGAGCCAGTGCTTGATACACCTAAAGCTCCAGTTATATAATTTCCAATCTCGCCAGATTTTATCTGTTTTAAACCTATAAGACTTTGCGGCATTTTTATTAATTACACCTTTTTAGATCATTATTGGCGAAAAAGTAGAGACTTCTTTAATTTTTGATGAAGCTTCAAGTTCAAAATAAAATTTTGTAGCCCAATTTGCTAACATTAAAGTTGTATAATTATCTTTTCTAGCTCTATTAGGAGACATGTCTCTTTTCAAATGTTGAGGTAAGTCAAAAGATTGAGACCCTTTAGCTGAAGATCGTACTTCTATTAATGAACATTGCTTTTTCGTCTGATATATGATATTATCTTGGAATTCAATGAAATCTAAAATAGATTCATGACCAACGTTATCCAAGTTAACATAACAAGAACTTTGTATATCGAAAGCTTCGTTGTTAGCGGAAGTTCTAGACGCAAACCAAACTTTTTTATGATCGATGCAAGCTTGTAGATAATTATTGGCTTTACGAATAAAATCTGTAGTGAAATTTTGTTTAAAACAAATAGACCCTTTCTCTACGTTATACTCTCTTGCCGCTTTGCGCGTCATGTTTATATATTCATTTCCTTCAAGACAAGTGTCAGACTCAAAGAAGCCTAAATTTATATTGGATTTTTTAAACAACTCACTTTCTTTTGCGCTATCAATAAATTGATATCCCGCATTATCAATGCAAATCATAACTATATTAAAACTCGTCATTAAATAATGCAAATAGCTGATATGAGATTTTAAATTACCACCAGCAACAGCATATCCATGAACTAACGTTCCTTGTTTGCGCTCTTCATCTAGCTCAAAAACAGACATAGCGAAAAAGTCAGAGCTAGGACTATTAGAAAAGCTCGGATCGATTCCTAATATATATTTAACATTAGATTTTCCTTTAATCAAAGTATAAGGAACTTCTCCATCAGGAATTGTGCATTCATGCATCTTCTTCGCGCTAAAATAACCATCACTACCATCTGTAAATTGAGCGCAATATTCTCGTAAAAACGAACTGTGAGAAGTGCCGCCGTTTTGAGCTTCCTCAATAACGGTATTGTCGATCATGTGCTTGGGCAAAGCTTCGTAACCCATTTGAGCTATAAAATATCTAGCTTCGCCATCTTCATTAGAGTAAATTTTATCGTTCCACTCTTTATAAGTTTTATATAAATTTTCGAACGTAAAAGAAGCCGAAGAAAGAGCTATCATTTTAGACGTGTTTGGAAACACCATTCTTTCTTTTTCTGTTAAATGACCTTCTTTAATTAGGTTATCTTCAATTTCTCTAATTTCCATACGCTCTTTCATGTTTTGAGGAGCGACAAGGAATGGCATCAATACATTTTTAATGATATCTTCTGGAAGAAGCAGATATTCATCTAGTAAAAGGATATTGGCGCGAAAGCCACGAATCTTTTCTCCATTAAGAGGAATAGCTGTAATGGACCCTCCATTAATTTGCCATTCATATTGATCGTTTCGTTTAGCTTTCACGCCAAAAGCTTGTTGAAGAAGTTCGCCGCCTTTTGAATCGACGATCTTCTCTAAATAATTAAAAATAAAACGCGCAGTTCTAAATGTTGGACCTGCGATTAATATTTTAGTGTTAGGTTCAAATACACATTGAAGAAAACAAAAAACGCTACCTAAAAAGCTTTTACCACAACCACGGCCAAGAACATTCAGGCAAAAATTACGATTCATCATACCTTTGAGAATCATTTCTTGATAAGGAGCGAGTTTTATTCCTGAAAGCAATTCAGTTGTAAAACCAATATTGTTTCTTAGAAACTTAGCTAGAGTAATACGAGCTTCTTTATCATCAAGCTCTCCTTTGATAAGCTTATACTCTTCATTTAAATCAGGAAATGTTCCTTTATACTTATCAGGGCAGTAAATCATAACTTCTCTATATCATATAATAGCTGAAGATCGTAATTTAATGATATATCTTTATTAACAAAGATCTTTTCTATTACTCTTACGCATTCCTCTCTACCGTCTACAAACAAAAACTGCACGTTCTTATATGTAGTCATTAACATCCGGACTTTATGAAATATAAAATCAGGATTGACTTTTGTGTTTCTAGCGATATACGGAAGATAATTGAATCTTAAACACGTCGCCAAATCATTCTCAACCACCACAATGATGGAGCTATTGTTCTCGGCGGCTCTTTCTATCTCTCGGCAAAATCTATCGTATCCTCCAGCCAAAGTTCCAATAAAGTCTTTAAGCGACTTTCTTTCGATAAAAGTATTTCCAGATACGTCTAGATTTTCAAAACAATAATCTCCAAAGTTCAATTTCTTTACTTGAGTTAATCTGGAAAACTCTAAAGGCTTTTGTTCTCTTGTGTCTACATAAATACAATAGTCGTCTACAAAGTTATCGATTAAAAGTAAATTTTTTGGATTTAAAAACTTCTTTTCGAAGCCGTTATTATCGCAATAATCATAATAATCTCCAATAACAGTTTCTAGAAAGTTAATACTAGGAATTCCAGAAGACTTTAACTCTACTTGAGAGAATGGATATATAGATTTTTTCTTTTCTTGACGTTTTTGCAACAACCCTTTGCAATAATCTCCTACTATTTTAGGATCTGAAGACTTTGCCCACTTTTTAAAGTTTATTTTAGAGTTGAAATCAGATTCAAAATATTGATCTTTGTTTTTAAACTCAATAATCTCACCAGTTAACAAATCCTTTCGAGGATAATGATGTTGATAATAATCTGATACTGAAATTTTATGAGATTTTAAATGAGCGTGTAGACTTTTGTCATTATCAAAATCTTTATTACAGAATTTACAATTAGCCATTTAATATCTCCTGTTTAGAAATACCTAATATACGACATTTCAACTCGTCCATACCTTCTAGCTTGTCAATTTCTTCTCCTAATGTAGCTTTGCGTATTTCAGCGAGCTTAATCATCTTTACTCTAGATTCTTCTTCTTTCCAAGCTTGAATAAGATTAACAATACTAGCGTTTTGCTTAATTTGACTACCTAATCTATCAGAGCGCTTTGTTTTAAGATCGTTAACAAGTTTTTGTTGACGACCGACGCATTGATTATACTCTTGTTGCGCTGTGTTGATAGATTCAACAAGACCCATCGAAATTCTAGCGTCATTGTCTGCGGCTCCTTCTAACAATCTTTGCAACTTTTCTACTCTTCGTTGAATGCTAGAAGCGATAACTACTTCTGACGCCAATATAATATATTGATCTACTTCTTCTTCTGTGAGATCATTTTTGTCGTATGTATAACGAACGAAAGAACTTTCAAAAAGATCTCTATCTACATTACCATCATAAGAATTAATTTGATGCACGAATCTATAAGTATTAATATACTTTAATAGACATTCTAAATCTCTTTTATGTCTAGAGTTTAGAGTTTCGCGCTTTAAATTTAAATCATATACATATCTGTTAACTTTATTTATCGCTTTATCTAAAGAACGTGGAGATACATAATCTTCTTGAGCTATTTCTTCTTGTTCTTTATAAATTCCTTCTGGAAGTACGTTTTCAGATATAAATTTGGCAACAATTCTAGTTTCGTTGTTTAAATTCGACAATGTAGGGTTATCAAATATGATTCGTGTTATTTCTAACGCCTTCATTGTTTTGGCGTTATTCAAAATAAACTGTCTATTTTCGTCTGAAAGATCGGGCGCTTTCTTAGACTTGTATTCGTGAGTACCTCTAGCTTTTAAACTTCTTTTTGCTAGAAACGCTTGAACATATTTACCTTCTTTACAACGACCATCTAAATCAGGAAAACTCGGATATGCTATTCTAATCAATTCTATCAAAGAAGGCGGATCTTCTGGGCGATTGTTCCATTCGTTGACGATAAGGTTCTGCTGATCTTCTGTTAACATATTAATAAACGTCTATTCCGCCGTTATGGATATTTATCTTTATCTTTTTGATAATAGATTTTTGCATATTCTTTATTTGCTTATATCCAGGATTTCTATTTTCCTCTGTACTCTTGTAACCCATCTTTTTAGCCGCTTGTTTTTCCGTCATTTTCTTGATATACAGCATTTCATACAACTTCCATTCTAAAGGTTTTAAAAAACCCTTCATCTTCTCGTCTAAATCCAACTTAAACTTGTCTATATCGATAGAGTCGCGATAACTTGTGTCTAAACAATTTTCCAAAGACTCGAAAGGAACGGGCATATTTAAATTATACGCTTGCTTTTTATTTCTCTCCCATTCTTTAAACAATGGACAATCCGAACATTGTTTTCCGAACTTCTTGCACCCTTCATCTGGTTCAGACTCTGGACATTGGGCGCACGGCTTAATAAAATTCAGATAATTATTGCGAATTAAGTTTTTTATCTGATTTGATATTATTCTATTTACCCAAGGAGCCAAAGGCTGTTTAGGATTATAAAGATGCCACTTTTTATAAATATGGATTCTAATGATTTGCGATACGTCATCAAAATCTATCCAAGTTAAACTAGATAGATTCCATTTATTCCTTCTTTTGCTTATTTCGTTATCGATAATACTTATCGATTCTTCGAAAGAAGGCGATGACTGTTTCTTTTTCATTATTTGTTTTTAATCGAACCTGCTTCTCTTCTAAAGTCATCCATTGAATATCCGCCGCCTTCATTATTCCTTTGGAAAGTTTCGCCACCTGTTGAAGATCCAATGACATTTTCTATTTTTACCTTTGAGTCGTAATCTTTTTCAATTTCTACATCTAACTTAGAAGCACTAAATGCCAAATCTGTGTTTATCGGCGACCCATCTTCATCTTCGTCATAATCATCTTCTTCTGCTGAAGTGCGATATTGTGATCGTGTGGGTTTCGGCGATTGTTTACTTTGCACAGGTGAAGACGCCACAGATTTTGTTCCGAAAGAATTTCCACAGTTAAAGCAGAAATTCGGTTTGTTGTTAGATTCGTGCGGCGACCCACATTTTTGGCAGTATATCTTCATATATTATTATATTACATTTATTTAGAAGATTTTAGTTTATTAACGATAAACTTTACAATTTTCGATCTTACAATGTCTTCTTCGTCGAATGTGAACGTGTGTATTCCCATAGCTTTACTATCTTCATCAGAGAACAAATGGAATAGATCTTCAAAGCCGCCACATTTATTAGGCGGCAAATCTGTTTGCATAGGATCAGCAAGAACGAAACAACGACTAAATTCGCCTAGACGAGTAAGAACTGTGATTATTTCTTTTTTTGTGCTGTTTTGGCATTCATCGAGAATAATAGACTTTGCCGCCCAACTCATGCCGCGTGAATAATTGATTGGATACATCGAAATCCGCTCTTCTTTTTCCAACTTATCAACTTCGGCGCGAGACAACAATTCGTCCAACTTTTCTAGAAATGGCAAATTGTAGAATTGAAGCTTTTCACTTGCATCTCCCGGCAAGAACCCAATCTTGCTATCGCTACTTTCTACAGCAGAACGAATGTATATAATATCAGAAACTTTTTTCTCATTTAGTAACAATAATGAAACATAAGTAGCAATAATGCTTTTAGAAGTACCAGCGGGGCCATTAACAAATATAATACGAGTATCTTTATTTGTAGCTAACTCGATAAACTGTTTTTGCTTTTCAGTCCATTTTAACGATCTCACATTCAAAGAGTCTTTGATTTTTTCTCTTTGCGCTATCTTTTGAGATTCGTCTTTTTTCTTTTGTTTCATCTTGAGTAGATGTTGTATTATAATAAATAAATGGAACAATCCAAAAAATGTCGAAATTGTGGGGAAATTAAATATATATATGAATATCCGCACTTTTCAACATTAGAAGCTGGACGTAAAAATACATGCAAAAGTTGTTCTAATAAATTGTCAAAATTAAGAAATAAATTACGATCCGAAAACCCACCCCCAGATTCAGGATTTTGCCCGATTTGTAATTTTTATACAGAAAAATGGATATTAGATCATTGTCATACTTCGAATGACTTTAGAGGATATATATGTAACAATTGTAATTTAGGTATTGGGCGATTTTATGATGACGTAGAATATTTGAAAAAAGCTATAGTATATCTACAAGGCGATGTTTCAAAAAACACCGTCCCGGATTTTTGTATATGATGATATATAGGAAAATACCTTTTTGTTATTTTTTCTAAAAAGGGGGGTATATATATACAAATTTACATTAAGAGAAGATATAGACGGGTTATTATATATTTAGGAATATGGGAAGAAGGATGCTTAGTTTTTGAATATTGGGGAGAATGAAGTTAATCCCCTCCCCCCTAGTCCCAAAATGTCAAGGTCTAAATTTTTTGAAAAATGGGGGGGTTGGCATGGCATATGCTGGGAGCAGGACGTGTGCCAAGCTATGTTACAAAAGCGAGCGTCCAGGCCATCGAAAAAAAGTGAAAAAAAAAGCAGATAAAAATTGACGACGTGGAAAATTTCGGGCATTGTATGTACATGGAAAACGAAATGACGGTTCTGAAAATCAACAGGTTCAAGAGTGTGGTGCTGGTCTCGGTGACGTACCGATTGGCGAACGGTGAA